TGCTGGACGAGACCATCGCGGGCGGGGCGGACTTCGTGCAGCTTCCCGTCGAGCCGCTGGTGCCCCGCCACCGCCCGTGGCTGGCGCGGCACATCGGCAGCCATTATTGCGAGGAATTTGCCGAGGCGATGTGTTCACTATCGCAACGAGCCGGCGGCGCGGCAAACATAGGGACTTGAGCCCTAGCGAACGGTAGCACGGTTGCCAGCGCCGAACCTATTCTGGCAATCCGTCATGTGATTGATTCGCGGCGAATTTGGGGGCTGATTTATGGAGTGGGGTACCATCTCAATTGTAGCTGCATTGATGGCGTTCCTCTCATTGTGTCTGCGATGGCGTTTTCCTTCAGTTCCTCCCTTTTTGGCGAGCGCAGGCGTTGGCGTTGGGCTGTGTGGACTGCTCCTTACGCAGATTTCCCTAGGGTATTGGCTTTCTGCGTCACTGCTCTTGAATGCAGCATTTGTTTTTGGCGTGCTTGATCAATGGTTATTTTCGCCGAAACAGCTTAGTCCTGCGCTTGACACATCAGGCGCAACCCTGCGCCTAAACTTCTTCGGTGATGACCGGCACCCACTTGCGACGAAAACCGACAACGTCGGTACGTGGGTTGCCTATTTTTCTCCAGAAATCAGAGCGAAAGTGACCTTAGATGATGGCACGGATCATTATTTGGGGCGCACTCCGAAGACTTGGGTCATCTTCACATCCTTTGAGAACCTGGTCGAATCTACTCAAATCGTGGTGTCGCACAATTCCGGTACGCTACCGCCTTACAACGTTTTGATCTCGACAAAGCAGGCTTGTGCCATAGCTTTCGCTGGTGAGATCCCCCCCGGCGTTTTGGAAATTGACGTTTTGGGATAGATCGATGGTCAAGTTGACATCACCCGTGTGAAGGTCGGACCGTGTTTGCGCTATGGCGCTGTGATCACCGGCAAAATCAGCGACCGCAAAAGCACCCTTGTACGGGCCTTGTACCATAAAGGGGACGGCCGTTCGGTTTGCCCGAGCAACCGCCCCCTCCGTCGCACCCTTGGTGCATAAGGGCGCAGGCCCTCGATATAGGTTGGTCACCCACGTTCAAGTGAGGAGACCAGGTATGGAAGATTTTGACGCACTTCGACGCGAGTTCGAGCGGGTGAACTTCTTCCCCGGCTTCGACAGCAGCCAGCGCATCTGGTGGATCTATCTTCGCGCAGCTGTCGAGAAATGGCTGGAGCGCAACGAAGACCCCGAGATCCGCGCTGCCTATGATCGGCTGAAGGAGTCTCCCGAGAACCTGCCCAACGAGGCGGCGCGGTGGATTGATCTGCGCGATGCGGTGGGGAAGGTGCTGGGCGAGATCTGTTGACTAAGCGGACTTGCGGGACAGCACAAACCAAGCGCTGTCACCGTCTCCCCTGACATTCGCCTGATCGACCTGTGCATTGAGCTCTGCTGCGCGCTCAGGCGAAATCACGAGGTTGCTCTTGCCATCCGATTGCAGAGGAATATCCTGCTCGTATAGCTCGCTGCCAGCAATTGAAAACAGGGTGCCATCGAAGCCCTTATCGACCACGGCGAAGCCCGATTGAGCAGCCATGCTCTCGAAGCCATCGACGGTCCACAGGAAGAAGTGGCGTGGCGGATCTAGGTGCGCCCAGTTCAGCCCATATCGCCTCCACGCGTAACCTTGTCGCACCGGGATGCGGATCACAACGCGACCTTGATCAGCTAGCAATTCATCGATCTCGGACATCGTTGCCAACGGGTCAGGCACATGTTCCAGCGAATGATGCATCATCACGATGTCAAAGCGCTCGGAGGGGCGAGCTTTGGTAATCAGCACTGGATCCACCAAATCCCGCGAAAGAAACGGGTCGTAACCGCGAAGGCGGGTAAACCCCCAATCCTTCATGGTGTGTAGTAACGCGCCTCCTCCACAGCCGATATCAAGCACTGATTGCTCTGCAATAAAGCTGCGTGCCCAGTCCGGTTTTTGGGGAGCCTTAAGTAAGCGCCTCAGCCGGTCTTTTATCGTCGGCTTGCTCGGAGTAAATGAATAGTATGACCCCTCAGGATAGTGAGCGGTCATGTCTGCTGGGATGTCTTTGATCTGCAATGTATCGCAACTTGCACATCTGACATATTCAAATTCTTCGCGAGTGCCGAACATCATCTCACGAAGCACCACAGGCGGTTCGAGCTGGTCGGATTTACAGATTCGGCAAAGCATTCGGGCAAACTAGCCAAAATCGTTGCAGCAGCAAGACTTTAAGATGGCTCAGGCTGTCGGCTCCAAAGGTTGCCCCGTTGCCAACGCAGCAGAGAGCGCCGCATATGGCTGATGTGTGGTGGCGAATGGCGTGTCCATGATCTGCCACTGGCCGAAGCGATAGCTGCTTGCCTGCCGCCTGCCGGGGCCAGCAAAAAACACATGATCGCCGCCGATGCGCTTCAACAAAGTGAAGTAGTCCACCTGTTGTTGGCCGTGCGTTGCAGATGTGTAGAGGGTGTTTAGCTGTTCCCGGTAGGCGTTCGTGAACACGCTTGTTGTGGCGGTGATCGCCGTCGAAGCAACCGTCTGGCTGATGCTAACAGTATAGGTGCCCGTCCCGCGCGTGCCGGTGCCAAATCCGGTGATCGTCGTTCCTGCGGCAATACCTGTCCCGGTAATCACATCGCCGACCGCCAAAGTGGCCCGAGCCGCTGCGGTGACAGTAAGGGTGTTCCCGCTGATTGAGCCGGTGACACGCGGGCTGCTGTCATCGTCGATCCAGTGCTGACCGCTGACCTCGTAGGACATACGACGCAGGGCACCCGGTTGCAGCCCTCGCGCGACCTCGAAGCTGGTGAGGTACTGATGGATATTGGCCCACTCAGTCATGCCAGCAGTGATGCGCGCGGCATAGCGGGCGTTCCAAAGGTTCCGGAAGCCGGTCGGGTCGGTGAGAGCTGTGTAACGCTCTGCTTCAGTCATGTAGCTGTTCGAAAAATATGCTTCCGAGCGAGCGACGTAGGGCGCAATTGCATAGCCGTACAGCTTTTCAAACAAGTTCTCTTCGGCAAGTATCTGGTGGACGGTGGTTTCACCAGCCACCGCCTGCCATGCCGAAACCCAGCGGAAACGAGGATCGACGCCAATAGCCGCTTCGAAGAGGTCGATGACGTGGCGCAGCGTGCGGGCATACTGAATATGGATGCCGACGCCTACCGATGTCGCCGTGATCGTACCCTTGCCTGTCACAGTAATTGAGCCGGTCGAGAAGATGGGATCGCACTCGGCGGTCGTTTCAGTCGCGGTCACTTCGATGTAGCCCGCCGCATTGCCGCCCGCGAACGAACCGGACGTGACCTTGATGCGCCGAACTGTGGCGGTCAGGGCGGATTGGGTTATGGTGTCGCCTTCGACAATCGGCGTCGTCAATGTGCTGGTGAAGGCAATTGAACGCACAGCGCGATTGCTGTTTTCCTGCGACTGCTGAAACGCCGCGCCGAAGTTCCAGACTTCGTTCGAGTATTCGAGCACAACCGGCCCGGTCGTGTTGTCGCGCAGCCATGTCGCCAGAGCGCCGACGCCCGTGCTGTCCTTGCGCAGCCGGTCATATATGTTCACCCACGGGCGCATCCCAGCCTCGCCGATCGTGGCGAGTGCCTCGTCATAGGATGCTCCAATCACGCCGAGCGAGCAGAAGCGCGGGCTGTTCAACTGCGCGAAGGTCACGTCCAGGAAGCGCCGTCCCGTCGCTGCCGCACGGTTCGTCAGCAACGCATCCATGCACCGCATATAGCCCTTGGAGAACGGGTCCAGATAAGAGAGCGTGCCGGGGGCCGAAACCTTTGTGCGGTCTGCACCCTGCTTGTAGATGCGGAAGTAAAAGCTGCCAGCAGGCGGCAGCGCCACGACACCGTTAAACCGCACGTCGCTAAAGCCGAACGTGATCTGGCTTGGATTGCCCGGAGGCGCAGCGAGACGAAGAACGCCCGTCCCAGTCGCAAAGTTGGGGCCACTAACCCAACTTACCCCCGCAGCCGCAAAGCTGAAATTCGTCCATGAGAGTTCCGGCGTGAACTCCACATCGTAATCGCCATATTCGGCGGGATCAAATGCGTCCCCGGCGTAAAGGAACGCGTAATTGGTGACGCCGCTTGGTACCGTAGTCGGCTTGTTGTCCGAGTTGATGCCCCAGCTCGTGGCGTCGGCAGCGTTGAACGCCCACTGGTTTGAAGGCACGCCAAGATCGGCCTCTTGCACGGCGATGCGGCGCGAGCAAACATCGCGGAACGTGGGGCCACCAGCAACGCCGTTCCCGCCGTCCGACAATTTGAACCGCTGGAACAGGTTGTTGTAGAATATATTGCTGAAGTTCATGCCGAGCGAGAATGACTGCGCCGCCGCTTCAATCGGCACGGCTCGCGTGCTGCTTGCGATAATGGTGGGCGCTGCCTTGCTGCGAACCCAAAGGCGTACAGTCTGCCCGAAAGCCGCAGCCGGGAGAGCGACCGTGCTGGCCGAATATGCGCCGCTCGCAGGCGTGATGGTGCCCTGCCAATCGAGCAGAATGCGTCCTGTCGCATTGTTCGTGACGAGATATTCCAGATCGCCGGTTGTGCCGCTTGCGGTGCCCGAGAAGTCCAGTCGCTTCGATTGAGGTTGGAACTGCACCACATCTACAAGCCCAGGGGTGGCCAGAGTGATGCTGTTTGCCGGAACATTGCTGACGCGGATGGCGTCGAAGCACGGAATAGGAAGTGTGAAAGTGGCATCGCTTAGCGCCTGCGTTGCCACGCCAAAATTGCTCGAAGTCGGAACGCCAGACACGTCCCATCCCAAACCGCCATTCGCCGCCGCCGACGCGGGAGTCTCCACGCCATTAATGAACAGCTTGGCGTAGTTGCCAGCCACGCGCAGGCGAACGTTCATCGTTCCCGAGAATGGGTTGGCTGGAAAGCCGACAACCGTAGATGCTTGTAGCTGCACATTTGTGCCGCCGATCCGGCGATTGACGCTGTAACCGTTGTTCTGCAAATCAACGGTAATACGGTTGTTTGCATCAGATCGACGCGCTTCAATAATCCGGCGAGTGGAAAGGTTTGATGCCGGAGCTACGCCCATGATCACGTCGACGCTAATCTCAGCGTCTGGCGATCCGGCGTTGATGAAATAGAAATCGGAATTGTTGCTGTTCCGCGCCAACACCTGCCCACCCTGAATATCGTGAACAGAAGTGCCGCTTTGGCGCGTCATGATTGTGGAGAGCAGCGTCCCGTTTGGACGCGCGTTGAAGTCTTCGTTGAACACATCGGTGTTCGGCACACCAATCAGGAGGTTTGACCGGGCGGTGATGCCGTTGCGGGTTTCCAGAACGCTGATCGCCCGCCCGTCATCGGTGGCGGCGACATAGGTGTAAGTCGAGCCTGTAGCGCCAGCAATGTCCACGCCGTCCCGCTGCCACTGGCCCGTCGTCACGCCGGGGCCAGACCATACACCATTGGTCACCGTCAGCGTGCTGCCGTTAGCAGGCGTCCCGCTGATCGAGGGCGTGGTGATGTTCGCGGCCAGTTGCCCAATCACGCGAGACAGCGGCGACCTGATCCCGCTCAGCGGCGATACGATCTCACGCATGGCTGACGAACACCTGCTGGGTGCCGTTGCTCGAGCGGGCCCAGACGCGGTTCGCGCCGCTCACGCCTGGGAAGAGCTCGGCGAGTGAGCGGTTGGACTCCCCCTGGCCGGCTGCATAGGTCAGCCCGCCGGCATCGGCAGCGGGGGGCGTGGTGCCATTGGTCGCGGTCACCACGATCGGCATCGCGCTGACGTTCTGGAACGTGATGCTGGTGACGTTGGCGTCGGTCAGTTCGGCCCAGTTGATGGGGCCGACGGGCTTGTTGGTGTGCTGGGGCATGAAACTCTCCTTCGTGTGCTGGTGATCAGAAGATGCCGAGGAACTTGGGCCCCGAGCGCTTCACAGCCTCGCGGTCGCGCAGCTCGCAGCGCTCGACGATGCCGATTGCGGAAATGACCCTGTCATTGGCCTTGTCGAGCTGGCCGGTTTGCGCGTCGGCGAAGGCGATCCAGTCGCCTGCGGTCTCGCCGTCCGGGAGCGGGGCGCCGGGGACAGGCTCGCGCCATTCGTCAGGGAGAAGGCTGCTGCAGGCACTCGGGGCGGCCACGATAACTGGCTCTCTTACAAAGAGCCCGCATCCCGGCAGCATGAACGCTATCGGAAACAGCAGCATCAGCGCCCGGGGCAGAGCGGATTTCATCGGCATTCTCCATGGTGGTGCGGTCGGTTGCGGCAGCGCGTGCGCTCGCCTCGCCGACAGTGTTGGCAGCATCGGCCCCGCTGGCGATCGCGGCGCCGGTCTGGCCCGTCGCAAGCTTGGCCTCGGTCTTCGCAATGGTGGCGGTCTGGCAGGATTGCAGGATCAGGAACCCGGCCAGCAGCAACGCAAGCACCAGGCCGATGATCACCCGGATCGCCAGCGGGGTGAGGCTGCGCAGGAACCGCGGCAACATCACAGCCCTCTCAGGCAGATCGCCCGCTCCCTCTGGCGGCGCAGCGCCAGGCCGCGAATGCGCTGCCCGCCCGCCTTGTCCCACATCAGGAAGGCATCGCAACCAGCGCGCCATTGGCCGGCGTTAAAGCGGCGGGCCGCGGTCGATCGGCAGAAGCCGGATGTCCCGATGTTGTAAGCCAGCGAAACCGAGGCGACGAGCTGGTTCTCGCGGCCCTGACCGGCAAGCCCGGGCACGCATGCGATCACCGGCTTTGCATGCGCCACCAGCTGGCGTTCGAGCCGGGCGGTGCATCCAGCCTCCGTCTCGCGCATGCCAGGGCGCACACCCTTGGTATCCCCATCGCAGATCGTCCAGACGCCGACGATATCGGCATAGGCTGCAAGGAACTGCGGCCCTTTCTTGTGCTCGACCAGCAAGGCACCGTCGGTGGTGACGCTGGCCTTAACCTCGCGCCCGCTTTCATCCTTGGGGATCAGCGTGGCGAGGGCAATGGCAGCAGCCGCGCCGACCAGCGCGACCAGCGGGCTCTTGGGCGTGCCTCCACCCGGGGGCGGGGCGGGATCAATCGGCCTGTTCATCGGTCTTCACTCCCTGTTTCCAGAGCCGCAGCACGGTCGGCCCGAAGAAGGCGACGCCGCCGATCGCGATGGCGGCGAGAGCGCGCTCGGTCGGATCGGCGGGCATGTAATTGATGATGGAGAGCAGCAGCTGCGGCTGCGCGGCGAACGCCGTCACAGCGGCGCTGATCAGCGCGGCGAGCTGCACGCTCGACCATTTCCATGCCCGGCGCCATTCCGGCACCAGGTGCTTGTCGAGCCAGTCCATCATGGGGCGTCCTTTCGGTTGCGTTCTTCACGCGCCAGTTCGGTGAGGAAGGTGACGTTGGCGTCGATGCGTTCGACCTTGGGGCCCAGCGCATCCATCTTCTGTTCCTGCTCTTCGATGCGGCGGGCGTGATCCTGCTGGGTCTGCCAGAGCACCCCGAGGTTGAAGATCTGCGCGGCCACGGTCAGCAGCAGGGCGGCCGTCGCGATCCAGTCGGCCCGGTTGAACTTCTCGCCCATCAGCCGAGATTCCGGCTCATCACGACTTCGCCCTCGCGCCAGACCACCCATTCTCCCGGCGCGCAGATGCGCTGCGCCTCGCCGTTTTCCACGGCGGCGATTGCCTCTTCTTTTGTCATGATAACCCCTGTCAGGTGGCGATGATCGTCGGCTCAAGAGCCGTGTTGGTGGCCAGGATGCGCCCTGTGCCGCTGGTGCGCCGCATCTGGATGGCGAAGGTCCGGTTGCCGCTCGTCACCGGGTAGGAACCGGCGAACAGCTGAGTCCATTCGGTGAATTGCAGCGCGCCGCCCGACACCACGTTCTGCGAAAGCACGCTGGTGAGCGTCGACCCGTCCATCGTCAGGCGGGCCTCATAGTCCGCCGTCCCGGTCGCGCTGGTCACCGACAGCCGAGAAACACCGGTAAGCAGATCAAGGCTCCCGAACGTCACCCGCCCGCTCGGCACATTGCTGACCGTCAACGAAAGGATCGTCTGCCAGTTGTTGTCGTTATCTGTGCCGTTGGTGGACGTCGCCCGTCCGGTCCGTGCCGAAGCGGCCGCTGCGATGGGACTTGGCACAAAGGTGACGTTGAACTCTTCGAGGTTCGCAAGGCCGTCCGTATGCACGTACAGCAGCACGTACTTGCCGGACTGCCCGATACCCGACAGACTGACTGTTCCGGTGCTGGCGTTGACGGTCGCGTCGCCGGAGCCAAGATCCTCGGCCACCAGTGACCATGTGCCGCCCGTGAGCTCGATTGTCCCGCCCGCACGGTATGCCTTGTGGGTGACTGTCCGCGTTCCGACGTTGCCCGCCTCGCCCTGCTTGATCTCGATAACCGGGAACTGAGCCAGGATGCTGCGCTGTTGTACGACAGTGACGTCCGCCGTGGGTTGCCAGATGAAACCATCCCACCTGAAGAACTCGCGCGTGTCGGTCGCAGCATATGTTTGGCCGAGATAGCTTCCCGAGGCGGGCCGCGCCGCCAGCGTTCCGGCCAGGACGACGTTGACGTTGCGTAGATTAGGGTCCGCCTTGCCGGTCGGCAGTTGCCCGATCAGAAGCGGCCCGCCTGCATCCACTGCTTCGAGGCCGTCCGCATTCAGCGCGCCGGTGTTGCGGGTCGCGCCATCCACGGCATTCGGGCCGGGCGTGTAAGGCGGATGAACCGTTTGCACGGGTGATGCCGAAGTCACAATCGGCTCAAGGAACGCCATTCGGATCGTCCCCGCGCCCGCCGACTGGACGCGAATGTTTATCACGGCCCGCACGGCGTTGGCTGGCACGGTGACAAACCCCGACAGACGGTTGCTGATGGCGCTTGGCGAAGCACCATTTCCGGAAGCAATGGTCGCCCCACCGACGTTGGCCCCAGAGCTGTTCAGGAAGTCGATGTAGAACTGCCAGAATTGAGGCTGCGGGCCGGCCAGTGAAAAGGCGTCGATGCCTGCCGAGACAGACAACCGCTCATTGGGCGTCACTGCAAACGGCGGGTCATTGAAGATGTAGTGGTTCTGGTTGGCCGCTGAGAACACTGGGTCGGCGTTGATGAAAGGCCGCCCATCGAACGTAAGTAGGCCTGGAGCGCCGCCAGTCGATCCATCAACAAAACGATTCCACCCCTGCCCACCTTCGAACCGAGAGAATGGCACGCGGTTGGCATTACCAAGTGGCACCAGAGCGTTCTGCAGGCCCGGAGCCGCCTTGTCAGTCGGCAGCTGCCCGATAAGCAACGGGCCTCCCGCGTCGATGGGTCCGGTCAGGACAGGCCCGGGCGTGAACGGCGGATGCACGGTCTGTCCCGGTGCTGCCGAAGTCACCATCGGCTCGGAGATGACCAGATCCATCAGCCCAGCAGCGCCAGAAACGCCATAAACCTCGATGCGCGCACTCACGACATCGCTAGGGACAGTGACAAAGAAGCGCACGGGATCGTTGGCGATGAAGCGCGGTGCGCTTCCAGATGCTACGCTGCCTGCCTCTGCTGGTATCGCGTATTGCGAGCCATCGGCGCGAAAGCCCCAGAGTGCCAGAAACCAGTTACCCGCACCTGCCCCCGCCAGCTCGACGCGCGTCTGAAAAGAGATCCGCTCACCAGGGATCAACCGGAAATGAGGCAGTCCAGAAGGAAGACCGCCGATGGAGATGGTCTGTCCCGCTGCCGTCGCCGTTGCCTTGACGCGGAAGAACCGCATCCCTTCGAACGTACCGTAATCTGTCGGAGCCGACAGCCCAGCCCCGTTGAACTGAAGCACCCACCCGCTGTCACCTTCCATGCGCGAAAGCGGCACGCGATTGGAGTTGGCGGGGGCAACGCTGGCCCCGGCAGGAGCCTGAAACAGACGCCAGTGAGCGTTCGACGTAACCGGCCACACCGGCAAGGTCTGCCCGGCCGCGGGGGCCGCGTTGATGTAAGCCCAGGCCGCGCCATCCGGGCCGGTCACAACATCATCGCGCCGGTACACGCGGGCAGCTGCATACTCGCCCTGCCAGCGATAGTTGAACGCGGCTTCGTCCGCGCTGTGCACTTCGAAGGTGAGTTCGGCCTCGGTCGCCAGACGCCAGCTGGGGGCGGCCTTGGCCAGCTCCTCGACCGGCAACACGCGCATCGCGCTCGTATCGTCCGGTGCCAGAGTGTCCGACGGAGTGCCGATCGCCAGCGCCTGCGCAAACAGTTCGCCCCGCAAGGACACCCCGGCAACCGCGCCCACGCTGTCCGCGATTTGCGCGATTACATCCCGCGCCGAAACCTGCTCGCGCAGCTGCAGCGCCAGATTGTAGGGGCGCGCCGTATCCAGCGCGGTCAGGCTGGACGCGTTGACCGTGCCCCCGGCCAGATCGGCAATCCGGCGGATCATCGCCCCCGGCCGCCGGACATAGCCACCGGTCCCGCTGTTGCTGCCAGAGACATCGAAGCTCACCCGGCCATCCGGCGGTGCGCCAAGCCGCACCAGCCCGAGCGCCAGACAGGTCCCCCAGCCACCGTTCGGAATGCTCGCCGCCTTCAGCGCGGCCAGATTGGCGAAGTTGCCTGCGCTCGCGCCGAGGCTGGCGAGCCGGTCATAGACGGCATTCACCGCCTGCACCGGTCCATTGCTGACCATCCAGATGTTGTCGACGTTGTCGATCAGCGTGCCGCCGCAGAATCGCGCGTTGCCCAGCACCAGCGGCTCGACCTGCCCGGTCAGATCGGCAGGCCCCTCGATCCCGCCCGTGCCCGCAAACAGGGCGAGCAGCGGCTTGTCGGCCCAGCTGTCCTGCACCGCCGCATCGAAGCGTGCGATGCGGGCCGCCTCGTCGACATCGGGCTCGCCGGTGATCCGGCCATCGAAGCGCAGGGTCAGCGGGCCGAGGTCGACCGTTGCCGGGCTGGTGATGTCACCGGTCCAAATCCGCACGCGGGCATCGGCAAAGCGCGGACGGGTTGCTGGCGAGCCAGTGAACCCCGCCAACCCTCTTGCCGTCACGGTAAAGCCGGTGCGCGGTGCGGTTACCTGCCCGGCGAAGGCGCCGCCGAAGAAATCGAGCGCGAAGTCTGGCAGGGTGGCCAGCGCCGGTTCCCACTCTTCGCCGCCCAGATGGCAGGCCTCGGGGATATCGTGGCTGGCGATCCGCACGGGCACGGCGGTGCCTGATGCGTCCTGCGCGTCGATCCGGATCAGGGTCACGTTCATGTCAGTCGACCGCGACGAAGTTCACTTCGGCCTGGAACGCGCCCGGCTGCCGGTGGATGCTGCCGAGGTTCCCGGTCAGGTGGCCAATGCCCATGCGGTTTTGGCGGTGCGGGTGGGGATCGGAATCGGTCACCAGCACCACGGGATCGGTGTTGCCGACCTGCTCGAACAGGCGCTGGAGCGTGTCTTCCAGCTCATCCCGGCGAACCGAGGAGAATGTCAGGCCCATGCCGCGCAGCTTGACCCCCGGACGTCGAAGCACCACGCCGCGCGGGCTGTAATCCACCTGCCCCAGATCGCGGACTCCGAACGCGGCGCCGTAGCTGTAATTGCGCGCTGGCTGGAAGCGCTTGCCGACCGCGATCATGGCGATCTGGATTGCCGCGCCTGACAAGCCAGAGACATTCAGGCGAACATATCGCATCGTAGCCGGGGCACCCGACGGAGCAAGCCATAGTGCTTTGCCGCGTCCGGAGACAGGCAGGATCGACCCGGCGAGGAGGGGTAGCTCTGGGCCAGCCCACCAAGTGGAAGTGAAAGGCCCCTGGGCGTCCGACGCGAGGTCGACATTCCAGTTCCAGCTTGCAGACGGCGCGGCGTTTCCTGCGCCAACCCCGAACAACGCAATGGTGTCGACGGGTTGATCCGAACCCAGATCAATCAAGAGTGCGCGGCTGCCGAGGCCGGTATCGCTCCGCCAGACACGTCCCATGCGCGGAACGGGCCAAGGGGCGAGATTCGCCGCCGAAAAGCCGCTTGCGGTGTTGCTCGGCGCGATCGACACCCACGGCAGCGGGCGCATCAGGAATGCGTTTGCCATCAGCCAATCACCTCGAGCTCGGTCCGTTCTTCGTTCAGATCCACCCGCCAGCGCGTCACCAGCACCGGCCCGTCAAAGCCCAGCTCGGCATCGGTCAGCGTGAAGGTCGGGATGCCGGCAGCGGGATCGATCCACAGCAGGCCATCGATCACCACCGCGAAGCGGCGCCGGAAGGTGCCGGTCAGGGACGCTTTCGCTGCCAGCACCGTCGCGGCGTCGGCCGCGCTTTCGAAGAAGCCGGGCTCCGGCGCGCTGGCCTGGTCGCCTGCCGAGGGAAAGCGCGTCCGGATCGCGGTGTCTTCACGCGTGACGATGCGCGCGCGGCGCGTGGCGCGGATGATATCGGTCGGGAGGGCGGTCATTGGATGTAGGCTCTCGGCGCGCCGATGAAGTCGCTGGCGGGACCACCTCTGACGCCGTTGTCATTGATCGCTTCGAGGATGCGGTTGAGGATCGCGGTCTGGTCGGCGAGGATGTACGCGGCGTCCTGCGTGTTCTTGGCGATGGCCGAACCGAACGGATCGCGGGTGTCTGCCCCGCGTGCGCTGGCCTGATCGACAAACCCGATGGCCTGTCCGGTCAGCGCACGGATGCGGTCGAAGTCTGAGAAGAACGCGCCCGAGCTGGCGTTGCTCTGGCGGCTGATCGATAGCAGCAGCTGGCTCGCTTGCGTGAACCCGTCCTGGTTGATGGCACCGGCAGCCGCGCGGGCGCGTTCCTCGGCAGCGGCGATGTCGGCGGCGCTGGCGCCCGATCCGCGCAGACGCTCGGCCTCGGCCCGAGCCGCCTCGGCGGCGCTGATCTGGGCGATGAAGGGCTGCAGCTGCCGCTCGGCCTCTTCGCGCTGTTCGCGCAGGGACAGCGGAGAGTTCGAACCGGCGTTAAGGGAGGCGAGGAAGTCCTTGAGAGTCTGGCTGGCCGCGCCGATGCTGGCAATGGCATCGGCCTTTTCCAGCTCCCACAGCTGGCGCGCCTGGGCAATCTGTTCGGCGCTGGCCGATCCTTCGATCAGGGCGTCATTGACCTTCTTGAACTTGTCGTAAAGGTCATCCAGCGCCGCACCGAGCGGGTCGAGCCGCTGGCGCAGCAGCTTCGGGATCTGTTCGATCAACAGCGCCTTTTCGATCTGCTGGTCCAGATCGCCGCCCTTGGACAGCAGGTTCTGGCTGGCCTGGCTGATGCCGGTGATAACCCCGTCCTTGATCAGGTCCTGAATGGCGAAGCGGATCGCCGCTTCCTGATCGCTGCCGAAGTCAATCGCGCCGTTGCCGACCTTGGTGATCCCGCGCCCGGTCGGATCGACCCGGAAGCTGTCCTTGCGCATCCCGAAGGACACGCTCCCGCGCGAGGCATCCACCCCGCCGCCCAGCTGGTCCGCGATCTGGAAGATGGCATCGATCAGGCTGCCCGCCCCGGCATTGGCCGTGTCGCGGCGCGCCGCCGAATTGCCCTGCGAACCGGTGATCCCGAGCGTGCCGTTGCGCCCGCCGACCGTTACGCTGGCGCGCTTCGTGCCTTTGAGAGCGCCGCCGATGAAGCCGCCCAGCATGCCGAACAGGCTTCCGCCGGTCTTCGAATAATTCACGCCGAGAAGGTCGGCCAGCCCGCTGCCGAGCGTGTTGCTGACCTGCGTCAGGGCAAGGAAAGCCCCCACCTGAGGTATGACCGCGCCGATATTGCCGAGGCCGGAGAGAATGCCTGCACCGCCTGCGGCACCCCCGCCGCCCACGCCCAGCGCGCGCGAGGCGGCACCACCAAGGCCGCGCGCGCCGCTGGCGACTGACGAACCATTGCCGAACGCAGCCGCGAAGCCATTATCGTTGGCCGCCGCGCCCCCGCCGCCCAGCGCGCCGACACCAGCGAAGATGCTTGCGAGCGGCGAACGGTTCATGGCCCCGCCCAGCGCCGAGTTGAGGTTGAAGCCCTGCCCGGACAGCATCGCCAGCGTCCACTGCGCGGCGATCTCGGCGATGATGCGGGTGCCTTCGTCCTTAAAGCTGCGCCACAGATCCTTGGTGCCACCCCGGAACGCGATCTCGTAGAAGTCGGCGACATCGAGGATCGCCTGCTCGTGAAGCCGGCGGAACACCTCGGCCTGTTGCTCGGCAAGGCGCTCAGCCTCTTCTGCCTGTCGCTTGGCCTCGCGGTCTTGTTCGGCGCGGGCCTTCTGGGCAGCGGCATCGCCGGTCGCCTTCTGGGCGGCGTTGCCCTGATCGATCAGCAGCTGCAGCCGGTCGCGGTCCGCCTGGGTGAGTTCCTTTGTGATCCCCAGCGCTTTGGCCAGCGCCTCGACCGTTTCGTTCACGACAAGCGGATGCTGGCGCAGAAATCCGAGTTCCGCCTCGGCGCGGGCGGCGGCTTCCTCACCCTGTTCGGTGCGGATCCGCGCAACCTCGGCGCTGTCTTCCTGCGCGCGCAGGGTGCGGGCGATGGCGTCGCGCAGCTGTTCCTCGTTGCGGATCGCTTCCTTGGCCGCGCGCTCGGCCTCGCGCTCGGCAGCGGACTGGGTTGGATTGCGGGCACCGCCACCACCGGTCCGCCTTTGGGAACTGCCGGTCACGCGCGGCGGGGCAGAACCCGCAGGACCCTGACGGGCTTGTGCAAACTCGTCGAGCAGGGTTTGACCGAAGGTGCGGCTGCCGAAAACGCTCGGATCGCTCAGGGCGTTCGGCTCGAAGCGGACGTCTTTCGTCGTGATGAGACCGCCAAGATAGGAGCCGGTCACCGTTTCACGGCGGCCAAACCGCCGGTTGAGGTCACCGACTGCAGCAGCGCGCTGATCGGGGCTCAGGCCCTGTGGCAGGCTCGCAACCGAGTTGCGGTAACGCTGTTCGGTATCGATGAACTTCACGAACTCGCCGGTTGCCTTGATGGCCCCATCGGCAAGCGTGAACAGGCTGTCGGCCAGCGCGTTGATCGATTCCGCATTATCGGCCACCACCTTGGCAACGTTGCGGGACAGCTGGTTTTTCAGCTCTTCGATCTTGGCATTGGTTGCCTGCAGGTCCTGAATTTCCTTTGCGCTCAGCGCGCCGCCGAACCGGTCGACCTCTGCCGCAGCGACATTGAAACCGTCCGCGCCCTTGAGCAGCAGCGGATAGAGGATCTGGAATTCATCGCCGAGCAGCTGCGCGCCAAGCCGCATGCGATCGGCAGGATCCTCGATCGCGGCAATCCGCTTGGCGAGGTCGAGCATCACGGCATCGGTGGCGCGCGCCTGACCGGAAACCGTCTGGAAGGAGACGCCGAGATCGACGAAACCCTGCTGGGCCTGCCGGTTGCCGGCATTGGCCTCCCCGATCTTCTGGGTGAGATTGGCCAGCTGGTCGTTGAAATTGTCGGTGCTGATCCCGGCAGTCTGGGCCGCCTGCCGCCACACCTGAAGCTGTTCGGCCCCGATGTTGAACTGGCGCGAGGTGCTGGCAATTTCCGCGCCGAGATCGGCAGAGCTGCTGATCGCGGTGCCGATCGCCGCGCCCAGCGCGCCAAGGCCTGCAGCGCCAAGAAATCCCTTGGTGAAGGTCGAACCGGCGCGCGCGCCAGCATCGCCCGAAGCCTGATCGGCGGCGTTGGTAAGGTCCTGAAACTTGACCTTGAAATCGCGGTCGAATTGCTCCCCGGCAAGGCGCAGCTTGACGATGATGTCATTGCGGGCCACGCGATGCTCCTGTAGTTTCTTCGAAAATCACCGCACGGGGCGCGCGATGCTTGACCGGTTTTTTCTGCATATCGCCAACATGATCGCCCTTGCGGGCAGCCTGCTGGCGGTCCTTTTCCTGTTCTTCGCGGTGGCTGGCCTGCTCGCCGGGAACTCCCCGATGGGCGACCTCGCCTTCGCGGCGACGATCAGCATCGTCACCTATTGCCTTGCCGGGACGATCCACCGGATCGTGGCCACGCCCGGCGCGCCGCGGGACTAGACCAGCGCGGCCACCCGCTTCGCGAATTCATCGATCATCCGGCTGCCCGCGCGGTTCACCGCGCTGCCGATCGACACGCGGTTCGCGTGCGGCTGCTGTTCGATCAGAGCGAACACCGCGATGGTGCCCGTCTGGCCGACACGCTGCCCGCCCGCTCGCCGCTCTCCCGCCAGCTTGGCGGGGTTGAAGCCGCCCGGACCGATGGCACCATCGGCCACCAGCAGCGGGGTTTTCCCGGGCCGGAACAGCGGGCGCAGCTTGGCGCGGAACCGCCCCTCCCACTGGCGCGGGCTGATGTTCCGCCCCAGACTGGTGCCCAGCGCCGCCTTGAGCGGCACGGCCAGATATTTGTTGCCCACCGCCCGGTTAGTGCCGGGCAGCGACCAGTATTCGATCAGGCCCTGCGTGCGGCGTCCGCCATTGCCGAACACCTCGCCCGCCGGATCCTTGGCGGGGGTGTCGCCGCGCGGGTAGACCGCGCTTTTCCATGCCCGCCAGGCATTGCCCTTGGCGGCGGCGCGGGTCTGCGCTTCGAGGTCCTGTTCCAGCTGGCGCGTGGCCCGCTGCACCGAACGTGTGGCAGCGCGGTAGATCTCGCCGCGCAGCGCGTGGCTGACCTCGTCGACGCCCGCCAGTTCAATCTGCGTTCGCATCAGCCTGACCTTCTGTCGCCCAGTGATCGAACAGGGCGAAGGCCTCGACGGCCAGCGCGGGCTGCTCGCAATATCCGCCAGCCAGCGGCATCACCATCGGGCCAAGTCCGGCCATGCCCCCGCCGCGCGCGGCGCGCAGCCTTGCCCAGGTCTCGACCAGCGCCAGCGCCCAGCTGGGCGTGGTAAAACGCGGGTTTTCGGCGAAGGTGAAGCCCCCGATTTTCCAACCGCCTTCGACGCTCCGCGGCAGCCGGAAATCGGCCGGGACGGTGAACAGCGCGAAGGCGGCTCTCAGTTTTTTTCCTCGCCCACCGCGTACTGGAAGTTGTGGGCGCGGTTGCCCGCGGCGTAGATCAGGGCGGGGTGAATGCGGCGCAGCACGGTATCAGGAATGTTGCCCGCCTTGTCGCGCTCGTATTCGACCGTCTTGCCATCGGTCCCGTCGAGATTCTCCCATCCATCGACAAAGCGCTGGAAGGCAAGGATCGGCATCAGGTTGCGATAGCGGGCGTTCTGTTCGACCAGCTGGCGGTAGGGCGGCCAGCTTTTGGCAAGGATGGTCTGGATTTCCGCGATCTGGGTCTGTTCGGCCTCGCTGATCTCGGCAGGGCCCGCCTCGCTGTTGACGCTGCGCAGCAGCTGCTCGAGCTCGTCGGCATCCTCGCCCGCAAGCGCGTGCACCCCGGCGATCGCCGTGTCGAGCATCACGAAGGCCGGGACAGGTGCGGCCTGATGCCGCCCTTCGAGTTCCGCGTCGAACGCGGCGCGCTCCATCAGGCTGGCCATGCGCAGGCGGAAGGCGGGGCGGGTGTCCGCCTCGCCTTCCTTGGGCTCTGCGCCGGGGCGGTACCAGGTATGGTCCTGCATCCGCTGCGCCTCAGTAGAAGCACAGGACAGCATCGCTGTCCCGCGTCTGCGGATCGACGCCCGAATTGAGCGTGAGCAGCGACAGTTCTTCGGTGCGGAAAATGCCGCGCCGGCCCGGCGTGACATCGGCGGGCTGGGTCAGCGGCGTGGTCAGGGACCAGCGGTTGCCCGCCGCCGTGCCGCAGCGGATCACCGCCGGATATCGCGTGCCTGCCTCGATATCGGCGATGACGTTGCGGACCGACACCAGCGTGTCGATCGGGTCGAGCGTGAGGGTCCCGGCGCGGCGGCTGATTTCCGCCGGACCGAAGCCGAACGGCGTGTTCGGATCGTCGCTCACTTCCATCGCCTGGTTCATGCCGAGCTGCCAGTTGCGCACGGCGATCGGCAGGCGGTTCAGCAGGACCGAATTGTTGACGCCGCTCGAACCGATCGCGAGCGTCGGCGCGGTGTGTTGCGCCACGGTATCGGCCGGACGGGCGACATCGGACTTGCCGAGGTAATTGCCCATGAAGCGGAAGGTCATGAATCCGGGCCGCGCCGTCTCGCCGGCGAAGTCGACCGAACCGCGCAGGCCCACGAACTTCCGCAGGACGCCGTCTTCGTAGATGTAGAGCGTGCCCGAAGGGTGATCGGTCGCCCGCGCGCTGAGATCCGCAGGGCTGGTCGGCGCATAGGTCCAGTTGGCGGGCAGGGCAGCATTGACGGTCGCACCCAGCGCGGTGCCGAACGCATCGGCCAGCGTCGCCGCGCGGCCAGCGGTGTAATCGGTGATATGCGCGGTGCGCCCACCCGAAGAACCGCCCGACAGCACCAGCGGCATGCCGCGATAAAGCTGCGCCGTTGCCGCGAAGGGCGCGGCGAGCGTGGCCGAGCTGACCGTACCCGATGCCAGCGCGGTCGAAGCCACTGCGTCGGTGAACAGGCCGCGCCAGCCACAGGCCTGCAACAGCGCGTGGTGCGGCGGGCGGATGCTGGCGGAATAGGTCGCACCTGCTCCCGCGCCCTTCATGCGCACGCGGAAGGTCACTTCCACCGCCTGACCGATCACCAGCGGCGCCGCAGCAGCCAGCGATCCGTTCGCTTCTTGCGAGGCTTCGGAACGATACGGCCCGTTATATTCGACGCTGTCGAATTCGAAGGGGAAGGCATCGGATGCACCCGGGGCCGCATCGACCCCTTCGGTGGTTTCGATCTTGAACCGCATGGCAACATTGCCGTGGCGAATTCTGGTCATGTTGGTCTCCTAGGCAGGTTGTTATGCGGGTTCTTGGGGTTCACCGAACCGCGTGTGGTAAAGAATGGCGAGCTCGAGCCCGAAGCCGAGCCGGTGATCGGCAGCGTTCTCGGCCACCGCCATGTTCAGCCGCTCGATGCGGATCTCGGTGGCGAGACCGCCGAGCACGGGTTGCGGGAACAAGGCCTCGATCACAGCGGCGTAGAGCGCGTTGGCGGCGCTGTGCGGGGCATCTCCGGCAACGAAGCCGTCAATGCCGACCGACATGACGAACGCCATCGTGTCGGTTTCTTCTTCTTCGCGGGCAGCGGCATCGCCCTGGTCGAAGATGAACAGCGCCGGGAACTGGGTCGGATTGCCGCCCGGCATCCGGCGCACCTCGCCGATCGCCGGGGTGGTGATCGCTGCAAGCCGCGCATCGATCGCGACGAAGATCTGTTCGCGAACCGCCGTCATGCCGATTTCACCGTGACGCGGAACGCATCGACATCGTCGATATCGACCAGCGCGATCACGTTCCAGATCGCGCCGGCGCCATTGCCCTCGATCAGGATATCACCCTCCCGCGGGGTCCCGGCGAGGTCTTCCTTGCGGATCTCGAAGGTCAGGCTTCGCGCGCTTTCATCGGCATAGAGCGAACCCGCCGCACCATGCGTTCGCACGGCGACAAGCGATTTCGAGACCACCCCGGCGCCAGTGTAGCGCACCAGCTTGCCCATCGCATTGTGGATGGCGCGGGCTGCGGCATCGCCGCCGGGGAGATCGGTCACGGGACGCTATTCCGCTTCGTCCGAGGCCGAGTCGGGCACAATACGCGAACGGCTGCGCGCCGCCGGGGCCTCGACAGCCGAGGAGGCATCGACCAGCGCCTTGGCAAACTCGGGCGTGATGTCACGCTCGCCTTCGCCGACGGTGACGGTTTCGCCCGCATCGCGGCGCGCGCCGGCATTGTCGATGGCGGGCGTGTGAAGAATGATCGCTTTCACTGACCCGACCCTCTGTTGTCGTCAGCGTCGTTCCCAGTGCCCGCGTCGTCGCCGTCGCCATCGTCTTCGACTTCATCGCCGCCCAGATCTGGCGCAGGGACACCAGCGGCGAGCACCTCGTAGACGCTCCGGCGCACAACGCGCTTCTGGTTGGCGGCGATGTCGATCTGTTCCTTGGGAACGCCGGTGATCCGCTCACCCGCCTCAAAGGCCTTGCCGTCGATCAGGATGGTGGTGGCCGCAACCAGCGGATCGGCCTTGGTCTTCTTTTCAGTGGTCATGGTCATGGTCCTTGCGCTTGGAGTGTCGCTTGGGGTCTGCCCCGCTCTGTCGCTTCAGGGGGAGGAGGAGAGAGGAGGGAGCGGGGCAGGCCGCAAGTCCGGGGACGGCAGGCGGCCGCCGCCCCCGGATGCTCAGATCGGCGGTCAGGTCGCCGGAGTGAGCGCGTCAACCATGGCGGCGAAGCTCGCGGCGTTGCGCACCGCGAAATCGACGTCCTGGAAGGCATGCACGCGGACGGCACCCTGATCGGCCAGCGCGTACTGGTTGACCATCAGGTCGAGCCCGCTCCACATGCCGAGGATCAGGTCCGACCAGTTGCCGAAGATCACGGCCGAGCAGACGCCCGAGCTGCTGCCCTTGGTGAGGTTGCCCGGCACCTGGTTGGATACGCCGGTCCGGTAGCCGTTGAGCGGCTCGTTGCCGCCGTCCCAGATCGTCGCCTCGGTCGAGGAGCCGAACTTGGTGGTCTTCTTGGCGTGGCCGCGGGTCTTTGCGTTGATCAGGTAACCGAGGTTGCCGATCGCCGCGTTGGCGGTGGCAGCCTGCGTTTCCAGATCGACGATGTGACCGTAGCTCAGCGCCGCGCCGTTGGTCCCGCCAATCACCGAACCGATACCGGCGGTGTTGAGGATGCCGCGGGGCTGGTTCGATGCGCCCGTGCCGTTGATACCGGCCGCATCGATCGCCAGTGCGAGCACCAGCGCCAGATCCGAACGGACGAAGGCTTCGACATCGATGGAGCTCTGCAGCAGCAGGCGGCGGCTGATGTCGGTGAACGCGCCCACCGTCTTCGGGGTGAGCGGCACCTGCCCGAAGCTCTGCTGGCTTTCGGTCGGCACGCCGGATTCCGCGACCCAGTAAGCGGTCGCGCCGCCGGTCTGACGCGGGATTGCGAGGTTGCCGTTGAGGTCGGCCATCATGCGGATGCCCATCTGGTTCAGCGCCAGCTGGTTGCGCAGCAGATCGATGAAGGCCGAGGCCATCAGGTCGGTGGAGACGGTGTTGCCACCATCCGCCGCCGTGCCGACGGTCAGGTCGCGCTGCCCTTCGAGAAGAGCGGTGCGGATGACGTCAACCGGAACGGTTGCGTTGCCGCGATGCTCGCGGCCGGAACGGGCGCGGGCCGCGTTCGAGGCTTCGAGCTCGAAACCGGCAGCGTCCTGCGCAGCGCGGTCGTTCGGATTGGCGAGCGCATTCAGCATGCGAATGAAGCTGAAGTTGCGGGCCTCGCGCTGGGTCAGGCCGATTTCCGGGTTCTCGGCCGTGCGGATCTGCGAGGCATTGCCGGCACGGGCCTGATAGTCCGAGATGAACTGTTCGAGGCTGCGACCTTCGGTGATCGCGGTTTCGGCCAGCTCGGCGCAGTTGAGTCGCTCGCCCATCGCCCGGATATTGGCAATGCGGCTGCGTTCCTCGCGGCGCACTTCGTCGGCAGTCGGTCCAGCGGGTGCCGCCGGAATGACCGGCGAACCGGCTTCGCGGGTTTCGATGACAGGGGTGGCCGTGGCGGCCGTGGCGACAGCAGCGGGCGCAGCGCCCCCGCCGGCATTACGGAATCCAGACATATCGTCTTCCTCTTCGGTTTCGGTTTGGAGAAGTGTGCGCGGGTCGAACCCCGCAGGTTCGCCATCGCGCCCGACACCGACCGACGGATCGGCAGGCACGGCCACGAGGCTGATTTCGTAGGGTTCCCAGTCGGTGGCGCGGTAGGTTTCCGCTCCATCCTTGGCCTTTTCGAGGACCAGTTCATGGATGCGGTAGCCAACGCTCACCAGCTTGCGGATGCCGTCCTTGACATCCTGAAAGACCTCTTCCGCACGCGCCGATCGACCAAACCGGACAACCGCGTAGGCCTTGCGCCCTTTGATCCAGGCGCGTTCCACAACACCCACCTGGTCGCGGGTGTTGTGGTCCATCAGCAAGGCACCGCCCGCGTTCAGGCGGCCAAGCCTGACGGAGGCGGACTTGTGATCCAGAACCTCGGTCCCCCACCAACGCTGGTAGGGTTCTTCCGAGGAGAAGCTGAGCTCGACCGTGCGAGCCTCTTCATTGATCGTTTCCGCGCGGACCTCGAAGGCCAGCTCGCGGGTCAGCTGCTCGGCGGGCAGGGCCTCGCCATCGCGGGCAAGCATCGTCGCGGCGACCGCCAGATTGGCGGCGCCGAGCAGGGCAATCTTTTTCATCGGGTTTACTCCTGATCGTCAGCCGGTCGCGCCGGAGCCTGTCCGGTCGCCCGCGGGGCGGCAAAGCCGCGTTCGTCTTCCGCCTCGAGCTCGGACCAGACCTCTTCCGGATCCCGGCCACGTTCGCGGATGATTTCGGCGCGGCTCTTGATCCCGAGCGCCACCGCCTCGCGCAGCGCGGCGATATCGCTCTTGGGATCGACCCATTCCCAGCGCCGACCGAAGAACATCGGGGCGTTGAACTTGTCGAACTGCGCGTATGGCAGGCGCGAAAGATCGCGATCGTAGATCAGCGCGCGAGCCAGCCACCACTCATAGACCGGCACCTTGACCGCATCGATGTACCAGCCCTGCAGCTGCTTCCACATCTCCCGCTCGTCGAGCGTGCCCGCCCGGATCGAGGAGAAATTCACCTGCGTCAGATCTCCGGTCAGCCCGTGGTAGCTGACCAGACAACCGGTCGCGATCGTGCGGCTGACCGCCTTGACGAAGGGGTCGTAATTGGCGTGCGGATAGTCCGGGTCCCAGTCGACCAACTCGTACCCGTCCGGGATCACATCGAACTGGCCGGGGGCAGCCTCGCTGATGAAATCCTGCCCCTGATCGTGGGGCTCGCCGTCCGCTTCATCATCGACCCGCATCGGGGGCCCGCCATCGGGATCCTTCTGCTGGAAAAAGCCCATCTTTGCCGCGCCGACATTGGCGGCAACCTGCGCCGCTTCCTGATACTGGTCGAGCATCTTCGCGCTGCGCAGCGCCGCAAACGCCCATGGCACGCCGCGCCACTGGTTGATCTCTTCCGGCACGAAGAGGTGAATGATCTCCTCGGCCGGAATGCGGTCATAGTTGCGCGACCAGTTGCCTTGGATGTCGCTGTTGTTCGTCTCCTTGCGGATCCAATAGGCGACCGGCTTCATGAACCCGTCGAACTCCACACCCATGCGGATGCGATGCCCGTTCTCGATCTCGCGGTTCAGTTCCTCGTCGAGCACATGGCCGGGCAGCAGCTGCAGCTGGCACCCGTGAATGCCGCGATCGCTGCCTTCGACCTTGCGGATCAGAACTTCGCCGTCGCGCGCAACCATCGCGATGGCCAGCGCATCGAACAGGTTCTCACTCAGCCGGCCAGTGACATCGTACTGGCCCATCTTGGCCCAGCGCGCATAGGCAGCCTGCAGCCGCGCGCTGTCTTGCTCGTCGCGGCTTCCATCGCTGCGCCGCGCGTCGACCTTGAGCGTGAAGCCCGCCGGACCAACCACATTGTTGCGCACCAGGCTGCCGAACTTGCGCCCGTATTCGTGATTCCGGAAGAAGTCCCGGCTGCGCGCCCGCATCACCCTGAGGTGACGATAGAGCGACTGATTGATGTTCTGGTCCGTCGTCGTCCAGCTGCTGGTGAGCCGGTCCTGCCGTCCCACCTCAAAACTGCGCGACAGGCCCTGCCGCGCTGCGCGAGACATCATGTGCCGGGGCAGGCGAGCGAACGGCGGCAGTTCCGGCACCAGCTCGACATCATCGTCTGGCACTGCGCGGCCGAATTCGAAACCGAGGATCTTCATCTCAGAGCCTCACCAGCACGCGCTTCGGCCCGCGACCCTTGGTCGCCTCGCGGGCGACGATCCGGGCGTAATGCTTGCGCAGCGCCAGAAGATCAGCGTGCGGGACTTTGTCCAGCGCGCGACCGTCGGCGAAGGTGAACTTCATGTCTTCAGAACTGGCGCGGTTTTCCAGCACAGCATCGATCGCATCGAGCGCGCGCCGCGCCGGGCTGCGCTGGTCCTGCGCAGTCTTCGCCGGATCGGGCAGCACCTCGATTTGTCCGCTGTCGATAGTCGAGCGGTCCCCATCCTTGGTCGCTGCGATCATATAGCGATACGGCCCCGGATCGAACGCGGTCGAAACCGCCGAGGTCACCGCAACCGCCCAGTCCTCACCGTCGGCCGTTGCGGCGACAGTCACCGGATCCCCGCCCGCGAGCGCCTGCAGCACCAGAGCCACCGCCCAGCCTGCCGATTCCGGATAGTCCCCGGACGGGACCGCCAGACGCAGACTGTCGCCCGCAATCATCTGCGCGGGCATCCGGTTCAGGGTCATGGCATGTCCTAATTGAGGCGGCCCATCCAGCCTTTGCCCCTGCGCACCGGCACCTTGCGGCGTCGGGGCGCAGGGACCGGCGGGGGCTGGTCAGTCTCTGTCTCTGTCTCGGTTGGCAGCAACTCTGCCTCGGGCACGGGGTCAGCTTCGGACGCAGTTGCCGCCTTGTTCGGCCACAGCACTGAAAATCCGCGCCACACCCAGCGCATGTCCACACGGCTCTGAGCATAGCCCGGCCGCAGCAGCGTCGCCTCGCCGTAGACGAGATGGTCCCAGGTCTCGTTACGGGTGCGCCGCTTTTTCCACTTGCCGTCGACCAGCTCTTCGGCGGCGATTTCCTCGACGTATTCCATGCCCAGATCACCGGGCAGATGGATGTATCCCGGCCCCGGCTGCGTGCGCCGCAGGCGGGCATCGATCATGTTCTTGATCCGGTGGACATTCGGGATCCACAGGCGAGCGGAACGCCGCTTGGCGCCGCCCCTGATTTTCTGGTCGGCAAACTGCCCCGCTGGCATCAGCGGCGCTGTCGGTTTTGACCCCCCCTTCAACAGGGTTATCCGCCGCTCGTGCACACCCAGTGCCACAGCCGCTGCGAAGAAGAATTTCGCGCCTTCCGTCGCCTGGTCACCACTCTTGTCGGAACCGCCGGTGTCGACCGCCACACCCATGATCGGGGCATGGCCAACGATTTGGCCGACCTCGATCACCTCGCCCCGATCGACATTGACCCGGGCACCTTCCACCATCGGGACCTTGCGGTCGAACAGAGGGAGCAGGGCCTTCCAGTGTTCCTTATGCACGAAGGGCTGCACGCCGGTGATCCCGTCGTCCAGCACGGTGATCGCAAACCGATCCACCACCCATGTCTCGCGCCCCGCGGCAAATCCGAGGATCGCCACTTCGAAGCGATCGTTCTGGACGTCGACCTGCGCCAGCAGCACCTTAGGGCCGCGCGGCACAGTGCCGACGCGCCATCCAGCTTCGCGGCGGCGGGCCAGTTCCTTGGCTTCGATCGGGCGTTCGCCCGACAATTGCGAGCGGTAGTTCTTCCCGCCCTTAACGTTCCAGAAGGTGCGCAGCAGGCTTTCGTCCTGCCGTTCCTCCCAGGCAATCTCGGCCTCGCGCTGTTCGCGTGCCAGCTTCTCCCAGCTTGTGAAGCCCATCAGCCCGTCGCGCCGGAAGGTCCGGCGATACTTGCTGGCCGCCTTGTTATTGGCGACAAAGCCGCGGTTCGGCAGGTCCGCGAGGCTGCGCAGCACTTCGAACCGGGCGTCCGGCTCGAGGATGCAGCCATTGGCCCCGCATACCACATGTGCAGATGCCGCCGCCTCATCCGGCGAGCCCTTCGCGAACTTCAGGTCACGGCGAATGTCGATTTCCCACCGCTCCCCGCAGCTGGGGCAGCGCGGATGCAATCTCTCGTCGGTCCCACCCTCGACAAAGGCCTCGATACCGCCGCCTTCGACCGCGGGGCTTGACGAAACCAGCGTGGTCTCGCGCCCTTCGAACGTGGTCTGGCGACCGCGCAAGAGGCCGAGCAGGCCGCCTTCGCCCTCGATATCCTCGGGCATTGCATCGAAATCGTCTGCCCAGGTATTGCAATAGGGCCGCTGGCGCAGCTGTGATTTGACGGGCCATGCCGCGCCGACATAGCAGCCCTTGAACAGCTTCAGGTGCATGTTGTCCGCGCTGCTGTCGGGCAGCAATGCATTCCGCAGCACCGGCACCGATCGCACCAGTTCGTTGATGCGCAGCTTCACGAACGCCTCGGCAGCAGCCTTGTCGGGCTGCACCATCAGGAACGGCACGGCCGACCGGTCGACCGTCCACATGGGGTAATCGCGGGAAGCGAGTCGCCCCCTTCAGCAGGACATGGATCGGGGTGGCTGTTCCCCGATAAGATGAAAATACGGGCTCATGGCGTGGTGCCGGGCCCAAGCATCTGATGGA